GTCAAGAAATTTGCGGGTCAGCAAAATTTCACGGTGGAATTATTGACCAGGACTTCACCATTATTTTACAATGAATTACTCACTAACATGGTTGCGGCAATGGCTAAGGCGCAAAACGCTTATGTCAATTCAATTCTTGTTGCAAATGCAACAGTTGATGGAACAACACTTTCAGCACTTCCAACTGCTGCCGAATTGCTTGCATACGTTTCACGCGGTGCGGCTTCCGTTTATTCAAACACAACAGGTTTTGCCCGTAACATAATTATGGGTTCAAGCCAATGGGCAAACACAATGTCATTAAACGAAAACGGACGCCCAATTTATATGGCTTCACAACCGTCAAATGCTGGTGGCGCGTTGCGTCCCGATTCATTGCGCGGAAATGTTGCGGGGCTTGATTTGTATGCTGATTTTGCCTCACCTGCTGGTTCAGATGATGGTTCATTGCTTATTGTGAATCCTGCTTCATACACTTGGTATGAAGGCACACAGTATCAATTGCGTGCAGAATCAACTGCTGATGGTTCAATAAATATCGGCGTTTATTCATTTGGCGCAGTCGCAGTTAAACTTGCGGGCGGCGCGTTCCGTAACAACAAGTAACAAAAACAATCATGCGGCAGATTCTCCCGATTCTGCCGCAGCAGTAGAAAGGAAACGGACATGCCAAACATTGTCACTGCGGGTCAATTGCGTCAGGTGCTTGGTGTGTCCGTTTCACTTTATTCAGACGCCTATTTGGAAGAAATTATCAACACCGCTGAAGACGTCATTTTGCCAATGCTGGTTGCCAACGTTTCAGCAGTTACGGCTTACGAATTAAAAACAAACGTGGCTTATTATTACACCCAACGCGCTCACCATTTTGTCGAAGGTCAAAGCGTAATTGTCACGGGATTGCCCGCGCCATTCACTGCAACCGTCACATTGGGCGACTTAATTGGCGTTCATTTTTTTACTGCCGCAATTGTTTCCAGTGATGTAACATTGCGAGAGATTATCCCAAACGGCAAGGCAACATTATCAGGTTATTCAGCAGCTAACATTTATGCTTCAACGCCTGCAATTGAATCTGCAATTTTGGCAGTTAGCGTTGAAGTGTTCCAGTCGCGCGTTGCAGCAGGTGGACAAATTGAAGGTGTGGATTTTACTAGCACGCCTTACAGAATGGGAAGAAGTTTGACCAACAGGGTGTCCACATTATTAATGCCCTACCTTGACGTTGAAACGGTTTGTCAATAATGCCAGCGTCCAGCATTGCACAAACACGGGCAGCCCTGGCAAATTCATTTTCAGCCTTGCAAGCCAGTGTTTATGAATCCGTGCCTGAGTCACCCATTCCGCCTGCCATTTGCATTTTGCCAGGTTCGCCATACATGGAAGTTGTTTTAATAAACGGGTCAACAACAAAGGTTCAAATCAATTTTGTCATTAGCGTCATTGTCGCGTCCAATAGCAATGCAGGTTCATTAGACAACCTTGAAAAACTAATAATCGGAATTCTTGCGGCAATGCCCGCAGGATATGAGTTGGGAACGGTAGAAAAGCCAACAGTGTTGGAAGTGGGACAAAGTCCAATGCTAGTGGCTGACATAAACGTTACAACCTATTACACGCAAACGAACTAAGGAGAAAAAGAAATGGCAACAACAGTCATAACTGGTCGTAACATTTCGTTGTCTTTCACAGGTGGAACAGACATTGAAGCCCAAGCGACCAGCGCAGTTTTAACCAAAACATTTGACCGTCAAACGTACCAAACATTAGATGGCGAAGCCTATTTTGTGACAAATGTCGAAGCGGAATTTGTTTTGGAAATGCTTGCGGATTGGGGCAAGGCAAGCAGCGTGTGTGAAGCAATTTGGACTGCTTGCGACACCACACCAAATGGCACGGTTACAGTCACGCTAGTCACGGCAACAGGTGCAGAATTTATATTCGACGCATTGTTAAATTATCCAAGCGCGGGCGGTGCGGGCATGGACGCTCAAACCGTAACATTCACTTGGAAGGTTTACCAGGGCGCAGTCACAGAAACATTCAGCTAAAAACTAGAATCGGGAGAAAAGAAAATGAAACTACCAATCACAATTGAATTCAACAATGGCGAACAGGCAACTTACATTGCAGCACCGCCTGAGTGGGTACGTTGGGAGAAATCAACGGGCAACACCATTGCCCAAGCGCAAGACAAAATTGGCATTTCAGATTTGGTGTTTTTGGCTTATCACGCCATGCGGCGTGAAGCGGGTGGCAAACCAGTCAAACCGCTTGAAGCCTGGACAGACACCATTGCTGAAGTCATTGTGGGTGAAGCAAGCCCAAAAGTTATCCAGTCGGAAGCCTTGCAAGAGTAGTTTGGGAACTAGCCCTGGCAACAGGGTTAGCCCCAAACGAATTTGAAACCGCTGAAGACATTTTGACCGTGATTGAAATTTTGGAAGGGCGGAACAATGGCAAATGAAGTGACCATTGGTTATGACAAGCAAGAGTTGCGCGCCATCATTGGTTCATTCAAGGCAATGAATGAAGAAGCCACTGCCCAAGCAAAACAAGAAACTTCAGCCCTTGCCGAATGGGTCAAAGGCAGGATTGTTACGGCGTCCAGGGGTACACGCAATTTGGTTGACAATAGAGTTGCTGAAGGCGCAAAAGTTTCCAAGTCGTCCAAGATTGGCGAAATTTCATTTGGTTTTGCTGGTCAGAAATTTAGCGGCGGGGCAACGACGCAACAGGTATGGGGCGGGGCTGAATTTGGTTCAAACCGTTGGAAGCAATTCCCAGTTTGGTCAGGGCGTGAAGGGCGCGGGTCACGCGGTTGGTTTATTTATCCAACCTTGCGCACTGCCCAACCTGAAATCGTAAAGCGTTGGGAAGAATCTTTTTCAAAAATCATAAGGGAGTTTAACTAATGGCTGGCAGTCGCACGCTCAAACTCTCAATTCTCGGTGACGTTTCTGACTTGAACAAATCCTTGAAACAGGGTGGGGCAGACGTTGACACGTTTGGCGACAAGATTGGCAAGGCAGGCAAATTAATGGCAGCGGCATTTGTTGCCGCAGCCGCAGCCGCAGCCGCTTATGCAGTCAAAATTGGAATTGATGGCGTCAAGGCTGCATTGGAAGATGAAAAAGCACAAAGAATTCTTGCCCTGACCTTAGAAAATACAACAGGGGCAACCAATGCCCAAATTGCAGCAGTTGAAAAATACATAACAAAAACTGCCCTGGCAACGGGTGTGACAGATGATGAGTTGCGTCCTGCATTTTCACGGTTGGTTCGTTCAACAAAAGACGTGGAAGAAGCACAAAAATTATTAAGTTTGGCGTTGGATATTTCAAGTGCAACTGGCAAGCCGTTGGAAGCAATTTCAAACAGTTTGGGCAAAGCGTATGACGGGAACACCAATGCGCTTGGAAAACTAGGTTTAGGCATTGACCAATCAATTTTGAAAACAAAGGATTTTAATAAGGTTTATGAAAGTTTGCGTGGTTCGTTTGCAGGGTTTGCAGCCCAAGAAGCGCAAACATTTCAAGGCAGACTTGACCGTTTAAATGTGGCATTTGATGAAGCAAAAGAAACCATTGGTTTTGCCTTATTGCCCGTTTTAGAAAAAATCATCACTTTTATTAATGACCAAGCCGTGCCAATCATTGACAAACTTTCAGGTGCTTTCAGTCTGACTGAAGGACAGGGATTGGGCAAGATAATTACGGACGTTGTCACAGTTGTTCGTGATGTTGCCGAACCAATTTTCAAAGCCTTAATGGGTACTTTTGACAAGTTAAAAAAAGTTATAGTTGACAACAAAAATAATTTTCAGGCATTTTATGATGTGGTTAAAGTGCTTGCGCCTATTATTGGCAAGGTTATTGGCGCGGCGGTCACGGTCATTGGTGACGTGGCTGAAGTTGTTTTAGCTATATTTGCAAAAGTTTTAGGGGCATTGAAACCCTTAATCAATGGAGCAATTGACGGAATCAATTCAATTATTTCTGCTTACAATTTCGCAAACAACATTTTTGGTGGCAAAGACATTTCTTTAGTGCCTAAAATTGGCAGTACGGGTGGAACGTCAACAGGTGCGCTTGGAAACTTCAGCATGTCAACGGGTCAGACCAATAGCACAAAAACAGGCACGGGCGTTGGCGCGACAGGTGGGGCAGTGGCAGCAGCGGTGGCAGGGGCAGTCACCGCTGGTGTCAAAGTTGGTGCAGCCGCTGCAACTGCTGCCGTCATATCAAATGACCCATTTGCAGGATTGGGATTGGGTAAAAGCGGGGGAACAATCAATGCGTCTGATTACATTCAACGCAATGCAGGCATGGCTGCCCTAAGCGCCCCCGTTTTTCAATCTGCACTTAGTCAATCGGCTGCAATAAATCGCGCGGAAAAAGCCACGCAAATCAACATAACCGTTAACGGGGCAACTAATTCTGAAGACGCTGCCCGCGTAATGATAGACACACTCAATCGTTCAACATATCGTGGCACGGGTGGGTCAAGCAATTTGGTCACATTATGAGTGTTTGGAATCCCATTTGGAAAGTTGAAATTGATGGTGTCCCCTACACCACCGCAATTTTGGCAAACCTAATCATTCGCAGTGGGCGAACCAATATCTATGAACAAGCCCAAGCGGGATTTTGCACCATTGAATTGATTGACACCACGCAAACGGCAATCCCTGTTTCAATCAATTCCACCATTGGCATTTCAGTTAAAGACAGTGCAGCGGCGTTTGTTCCCATTTTTGGCGGCAATGTGGTGGACATTGGTTTGGCAGTGCGGGACGCAGGGCAAATTGGATTTAGCCAAACTTATTCAATCACGGCATTGGGTGCATTGGCGCGTTTGCCTAAAGCCCTGACAGATGGCGTTTTGTCGCAAGATTTTGACGGCACACAGATTTATGACATTTTACATGAAGTCTTATTTGCAACATGGGCGCAAGTACCAGGGGCAGAAACTTGGGCAACTTATGACCCAACAATTACTTGGGCAAATGCTGAAAACAATGGATTTGGTGAAATTGACGTGCCTGGCAATTATGAATTGGCAGCGCGCACTTCAGACCGTACCAACGTTTATGCCCTGGTTTCAGCCTTAGCCACTTCAGGTTTGGGCTATATTTTTGAAGACGCGCAGGGGCTTATCGGATATGCAGATTCGACACACCGCACCTCATATTTGGCAACCAACGGTTATGTGGATTTAGACGCAAACCACGCACGGGCGGCAGGCTTGCGGATTGAAACACGCGTGGGTGACGTGCGCAATTCAGTAACAATCAAATACGGTACAACAAGCCAATTTGAAGAATCAGCAACAGACGCGGTTTCAATTGTCCAATACGGTCAACTTGCCCAAATCATAAACACCACGATAAAACACGCGGCAGACGCCCTAATTCAAGCCCAATTTTATTTGACCCTACGCGCCCAACCGCAACCCATTTTTAGCGAAATCACATTTGACCTGACCAACCCTGAAATTGATGATGGCGACCGTGACAACCTTATCAACATTTTTATGGGCGAAGCCATTGCCCTGGTCAATTTGCCGTTAAACATGAGCGCAGGCACATTTCAAGGTTTTGTTGAAGGCTGGTCATTTAGGGCTGGATTCAATGAATTGTCCGTGACCTTGTTATTATCGCCCCTTGCCTACTCATTGCAGGCAATGCGTTGGAATGACGTGCCAATTACAGAAACATGGGCAAGCGTGTTGCCGACATTAGATTGGGAAAATGCCACAATAGTGGCTTAGAAAAGGGGAACAAATGACAAATCCAACAAGCAATTTTGGCTGGCAAATGCCGACTTCGACCGATTTGGTCACGGATTTGCCCGCAGATTTTGAAGTTTTTGGACAAGCAGTTGACACTGATTTTGTGGATTTATTGGGCGGGACAACGGGACAAGTTTTGTCAAAAACTAGTGCGACTGACTTGGACTTTACTTGGATTGAACAAGATGATTCCACGTTGGCTTTCAATGCACAAACAGGAACAACTTATACACTTGTTTTGACGGATTCACAAAACAAATTAGTCACCACTTCAAATGCTTCCGCAATTACAGTCACCGTTCCGCCATCAATTTTTTCAGCTGGCAACACAATTAATCTTCAATCCATTGGTGTTGGATTAACAACATTTGCTGCTGGTGCAGGCGTGACGATTACGTCAACGGGTGCAAGTGCCGCCGCCCCAATTCTTAGGGCGCGTTATTCCGCTTGCACAATTATTTGCACGGCTTCAAACGTCTTCACCATTGTTGGCGACCTTTCGTAATGAAACCAATGCTAGGAATTATAGCGAGTCAAATTAGTGGTCACTTATATAGCAAACCAAGCACCGTTGATTTTTTAGTGATTGCAGGTGGCGGTGGTGGTGGTAAAGATGTTTCGACTGGTGTTGGCGGCGGTGGCGGTGGAGCAGGTGGTTATCGCACAAGCGCGGGAGCATCAGGCGGCGGTGGTAGCGCCGAAAGCGCAACTGCGGTAACTACTGGAACATACACAGTAACAATTGGCGCGGGCGGCGCGGCGGGTATAACACGCGGTGTAACAGGTAGTCCTGGCAACAATTCAGTATTTTCAAGCATTACTTCATCGGGTGGCGGTGGTGGTGCAACTTACCTTACAACTGGTACCAACGGCGGCGCAGGTGGCGGCGGTACTTTTAACACCGCTGGCGGCACGGGTACGGCAAATCAAGGTTATGCAGGTGGATTAACTTCGACTGGCAGCCCTGGCGATTCAGGTTCAGGCGGCGGCGGGTCGGGAAGCACTGGTGTCACGGCCAATAATTCAGGTGCGGGCAACGGCGGTTCAGGTGTTGCAAGTTCTATAACTGGTTCATCAGTTAGTCGTGGCGGCGGCGGCGGGGGCGGACTTATGGGTGCGTCATTTGCAAATCGTGGCATTGGAACGGCAGGTGGCGGCGATGGTGCATATTCAACAAACGCCGCAGTTGCGGGGAGTGCGAACACGGGGGGCGGCGGC